ATCAAGAAATTGAAAAGATCTTAAAGAAGAGAGGAATTACAGTAGACGAAAACATAACCCCTGCTAATTTAACGGGTATGGGTCCAGTAGTTTTACCAGGTAATGGTACAGTTGGATCAGGTGATGTTCCAGCAGGTTCTGGTGATGCCGAAGAAGAATATAAAAAGAAAAGAAAAAAAATGAAATATATCAAAACGTTCGAGGCATACTCACAAGATGATATTAATATGTCATATGGTTTTTATGGTCAAATAGAAACTAGCTTTAATGAAAAGAAAGCTAAGACTCTTTTTGATCAAGGCGTAAAAGATCTTCAAAAAAAGTATAAACTAACCGAAACAGGGGCATTAGGTGTACTTAATTCAAAAATGGGTAGAAAGGCGGCTGATGAGATTTATAATAACAGTGCTAAAACTGCAGTTGAGGGACTAGAAAGCTATTATGGTAAGTCACTCCAAAAATATATCGCTGAAGTACAAAGATCTCTGGTACACGAATCAAATGAAATTATTGAAGAGGCAACAGATATTAATGATCCAGTTCTAGTGGCAATGAGAGCAATGAAATCAACAATGGCAGCTAAAAAAGCTCAAGCAGCGCTGGACAAAAAGAAAAGAGTTTATGGTAAACAAAGGGATGTATTAGAAGATCAACTTTGGGATATTGCAAATGAACTTAAAGATTTAACTTCAGAAAGATCTCAATTGTATAAAGATATGGAATCAGAGGCTGGCGAAAGGGGTACTGAATGGTCTGATGAAGATGCTAACAGATATGGCGGTGAACTAAATGCAATCGAAGATCGCATTGATGCTTTAAAAACTAAAAGAAAACAGATAGAAGATAGATTATCTTACTAGATCTAAGGTTGTTAATAACTTTTTGAAAATAATTGGCCAAACATTTTTTTGTTTGGCCTTTTTTTATTATATTTACACTGTAATTAAAAGATAGACCGAGATGGCAAAGAAGAAAAAAGATATTGATGGATATAACGAGAGGCATCTCGCTGCCATGATACGTCGTAAAATGATTCAAAAGGACCATGGCGACGAATCTAAATATAATAGAAAGGACAAGTCTTGGAAAAAAGACATAAACACTAATAAAGACAATGATTAATAATTTAGAACTTAAATAAAACTAAACAAATCAAAAATATACCATATAACAATAAACCAATTACACATGAATATTTTAAACGAAGCAGACAAAATTATTAATCATCGTTCAGAAGAGAAAGAACGCATGTATGGTCCTTTTGAAGAAGGCATGCGCCGAGCTGCAATGATTTGTGGCGGAATGACTGGTAAAGAATTCACCGGAGCGGACATGTACGCAGCACTTGTTGCATTAAAACTAAGTAGACATTCATATAATTATAAAGAAGACAATCTACTTGACGCAGTGGCGTATATCGGTGGCTTAGATAACTATATTAAGAAGTATGGTTATGGTGAAACTGAAAAACCAATGGGTACAGAAGATGCAGAACTTTAAATACTTTACAGATTATGAATCTGACAAGTCAATTAAGATAGCAATATCTGCACTTGTTGGTAAATTAAGCCCTAAGCCAAGCTCACATAAGTCTGGTTGGGCTTTTATGCTGTGTAACCAATTGGTAAATGCTGGTTATAAGAATGCTACTGTAATTACAGATTGGACTACGGACTGGTCGGAATTTGATGTAGTCCTTCTTGAGCATGGTATGGAATATAAAGGTGCGTTCAATATATTCGGCGGGGCTAACGACGAGTTATTCCACCAGATTAATAGACTTTTTACTAAAGGTCCTAGGATGTATTCACTACATCATGGAATGCCTTCAATTGCAGAATTAATTGAGAAGAGATTAAAGACTGGCTCGGAACTATTTAAAACACTTGAGACTAGAATTGAAGAGGCTAGAGAGATTTGCTCTGGAATCCAAAGAGTAGACCATATTGAAAAGACCGATAAGCTTTGCTTTGGAGACTCACATAGTTTTAGTCAATATACGCCAGGTTTTATGGTCAATCGTAATGATGGTTTAACTCTATTTGGAACTCTAAAGAGAGGTCTATTAGATTATGTATACCCATGGACTAATGAGCTTAGGATATATCTTGGTAATATCGACATAAGACATCATTTAATGCGACAGGATGATCCCGTATCAGCACTGACTAAGATGATGGTGCAATATGAACAAACACTTCAACAATCGGGTATTAAAACCATTGAAGTTATACAAGCATTGCCAATTGAGAATGAGTCTAGGCAATTACCAAAGACTGGTTATTATAAAGACACCCCATTTGCTGGTTCTTGGCAAGAGAGAACTGATCTTGTGAAACTTATGAATGAAATGATTGTTGATATGTGTACTCGCAATGGATGGAGTACATGGAAACACTCAGGTGCATATAAAAATCCGATTGGTGAGTTAAGTTTTGATGTAATGGAAAAACCTAAATCAGTTCACATCGCTAGAGAATTTTATCGATGGGATCTTGTTAATAATGAACCAAATAAAAAACTAAAAGTAGTACAAATACAAACAGCATTATTTTAAAATGAAATACACTAAATTATACAAGATAGAGATAACACCATATCATGCTACGGATGCATCATATAGTATAGAAATTACCACTGGTGATATAGAATGGTCAATGGATGAATATGCTAGAAATAGAGATCCATTTGCATGGAAAATAATTGAGCAAAATGAAAATTAAGACAACCCAATATTATGACGAATTTATTAGGTATTTTAATTTAGCATTAAAACAACAAGAGCTTAGTAATTTAGGCATGGTGCCACATGATGAAAGTGGTATGAATGATCCTTTAATGGAACATATACAACTGTATGATGTTGTGGAACGAAAGTATGCTGGTTTTAGTCAAATTATAAATGATTGTTTTTATGGATGGACAGATAAACATCCGTATTGGCAACATATGCAAGCTGGTAAAATTTACCCCCAAAGAGAAGAGGTTGCAAAAAATTGGACTAGTCGACAAGATATTTTTGGCCTAGAAGAATGGTTGTATGTTTTTATTCTCCATCGAGTTTGTGGCTCAGCAATTAACTACGCTACCAAACCATCTGGTTATCATAATACAATCCTATTTGATCTACACGATTGCGATACAATTGAAGAAATGTGTGAAAAGGTAAAATACCACCCAACGCCATTCTACACTTCAGTTGGTTATCAATTTCCAGCATTTCCTAAACCTCCACAACCAACTCAAAATGAGGATAGTTTTGTTGGTATGTCATCATTTAAAGAACCAGAATATGTCTATAAACGAGGCGGGGATTATTTCTTGTGTGAATTTGCACCAAGATTGGCTAGAGACATGGCAGGTTATTTGAGAGATGGTGGTAAAAAAGACTTAAGACAACTTGGTCAATGGATGTTTGATTGGAATGTTGCAAACGGACTGAGACAATATAAATTCCAATACGCAGCTGTTATTGCAGACGTGGCTGACTGGTACCCAGAATATATCAACAGAGAATCAATGTTCTATTACGGCACAAATGCAGTAGAATGTATTGGTTATTTAGCAGATCCGGTCGATTACAAAGGTAAAAGAAGTGAACCGTTTCTAGATGCAGTAATGACTAAAATATACGAAGACACTGGTTCATTGCCATATAATGCAGAAGATGTTGCATGCGACTTTATTAGATGGATTGAAAACTATCTAAGACCTGGTGCTGATTATGCACATATTAACATGGATACTTTATGGAACTCGTCTTCTATCAAAGACCATCCGTATGGTAGACAAAAAGCAATGTTAGACTTAGGTCTAGTTGAAACATTTAATGGCATGACTTCATTCCCGTCAGATGATAAAATACTACAATCTGCTAATGTTTCAGTAGAAGAATATAAAAAAATGGTAGCTAATATATGAGAAATAAAGCAGAAGACGCATGGCAGATCATGCGAATCCAGGGTGAATTTACCAAAGGATTTGATACATTCAGTGAATTAGGACCCTGTATTTCCGTTTTTGGAAGTGCTAGAACAATGACAGGAACTAAATGGTATGAAGAGGCGAAACTATTCGGTAAGCTAATAGCCTGTGAAGGGTTTGGAGTGATTACTGGAGGTGGACCTGGTATTATGCAAGCCGCAAACCACGGCGCTAAAGAAGTAGGTGGAAAATCTATTGGAATTGGAATTGAATTACCATTTGAATCTGGCATGAACAAATATGTTGACCTCGGAGTAGAATGTAGATATTTCTTTACTCGTAAAGTAATGTTTCTTAAATATTCACAAGCCTTTGTTATTTTTCCAGGTGGAGTGGGTACATTAGATGAAATGTTCGAAGCCATAACCCTTGCACAGACCGGCCATAATATAACATATCCAATAGTCCTAGTCGGTAAAAAGTACTGGGGCGGTTTAATTGATTGGATGAAGGATCAATTATTGGGTTCAGGTAGAATGAGTGAAAAGGATTTTGATCTATTTAGAATTGTCGATAGTGCAGATGAAGCTAGAAACAAAGTAATGGAATACCATAACAAATATATGACTAGTCCAGAATATTTAGGACCTAAAACAAACTTTTAATATGGCACATGATACCCACACAACAAGTAAAATGAACCAAGACTTAAATCTAATGATGCCAAATAGACAAGCATGGTTAGATTTAGCGGGTGACTGGAAAGATCCACTAGAAGATCCTATTATAATGAATCACGATGGTTTCAATGTAGTCAGAGATGATATGATGGGGTTTGGATCCAAATGTAGATTCGGAGATATTTTAGTTCAAAAAGCACCAACAGATACATTAGTTTATGTACAGCCCAGATTTGGATTTGCGGGAATTTCTCTTGCTTATTTGGCAAATAAGTATAACAAGAAACTGGTTTTATTTATGCCTTCAGGTAAAGTAATTTCAGATCATCAAGCTATTTGTATTGAGAGGGGTGCAATACCTAAGTTCAGAAGAATTGCTGCCATGCCAAATTTAAATAAAATAGCAAAAGAATGGGCGGAAGCAAACAATGCAACTTTTATACCATTGGGTTTAAAACATGAATTAGTAACAGCAGCGGCTGTTAAAGTAGCGTATGATATTGCAGAAAAACATGGATACCCCGAAGAGGTTTGGTCTGCTATTTCAACAGGCGTATTACAGCGCTCTTTGCAGATTGCATGGCCAGATGCTCAATTTAACGCAGTAGCAGTATCTAGGAATATTAAAGATGGTGAATTAGGTAAAGCAAAAGTTTGGTCACATCCTAAGGCATTTGCCGCTGATGTAAATCCTAAATACGCACCACCATTTCCATCTGCAATGAACTATGATGCTAAAGCTTGGGAATTTATGAAAAAACACGGAACGCCCGGTGCATGGTTTTGGAATGTAGGTGGACAACCCTATCCAGAATCAGAAGAAACTAAAGAAAAAACTAATTCTCAAAGAGAATGGGGAGAAGTTTTAGAAATGGACAAATAACAATGAAACTATCTCACAAATTAGCATACTAATAATATAACAAATTACATATGGCAAATATAGATAACGAATGCAAAGATCTTGAAGTAAAAGATTTTTACAATGATTCAACGACACACTTAGAAGACATTATGTCTCATCAAAAAGAGATGCAAGAAAAAACTTATGGCATTAAGTTTGAGAACATGTCTATTCGCGAGGTAATGGACTTCTGGCATGTTAACACACATGCAGTGATAGATGAACTACACGAAATGACAGACGCATTAGGAGGCATTAAAGATGGCTCAGGGAACGCAGTTTGGAAATACTGGAAAGCAGACTTTAAAAAGTACGAGACAATAAAAGTTTCTGATCTATCAGAAGATGATCGTAAAGAACTTTTTATGGAGTGGATTGATGTATTGCACTTCTTTATTAATTATGCGGCATCAATTGGCCTCGATGCAAAGACAGCATATAATTATTATTTCGCAAAAGCAGAAGAAAATAAGAACCGTCAAAAAAGAGGCTACTAATGCTATTAGACATTGAACAAACTGACAAGGAACTTATCATCTCTTATTATGACAAAGAGGGTAAAGTTTCCTTTAAAAGATACACTGTAAACCAATTCCAAAATTGGGTAGTTACAGAAGAAAAAGATAAATATAAGGATAAGACTTTTAGAAACTGGGACAATCGCCCACTAAAAAGAGGTATCGCTAAGTCATTTAATAAGTTCAGTCTACTCTATTTTATGGATAGCCTGCCAGCGGCAGATAAAGAAGAGATTTATGAATTCAATATGCCTCGAACATATTTCGTCGATATTGAAACAGAAATCGTTGATGGTTTCCCAAAACCAGAAGAGGCTAAGTCACGTATCTTAACCTTCTCGATCATCACGCCTGAGCGTAAAGCAATTGTATTAGGTCTTGAAGATTTAACATCAGAGCAGATTGCTAAAATTGAGAAAGATACTAATGCCCACCTAAAGAACTATGATCAAGATTGGGAATTCTCATATCATAAATTTGATAATGAGTACAATATGTTATATACATTCTTGCATAAGTTTTTACCTAAGTTCCCAATGATGACTGGATGGAATTTTATCAACTATGACTGGCAGTATATAGTTAATCGTTGCAAGAGACTTCAGATCGACCTGACTGATGTGGCGATCACTGGATCGCTTGACAGAAATGATAGTAGACCTCTTCATATGGGTATTTTAGATTACATGCAATTATATGACAAATATGACAGATCAGTTGCGGTAAAAGAATCTAACTCATTAGACTTTGTGTCAGGTGCAGTTTTAGATGTTACCAAAATTAAATACACAGGTTCATTACAAGATCTTTATGAAAATGATTTTACTAAATATGTCTACTACAACGTAATTGACTCCTGTTTGGTTTATTATATAGACAAGCAATTAAGATCAATGGAAGTTCTATTAACATTGGCCACTATTACTAGAATGCCTCTTTATAAAGCCTCATCACCAGTGGCAATTACAGAATCACTATTAGCCAGAAAGCTAGCTGAAACAAATAAAAAAATTGGAGTAGAGTATGGTAAAGCGGATTCTCTTAAAGATGGTAAATTTGAAGGAGCATTTGTAAAGCAACCTATTGTTGGATACTACAGTGGAGTAAGTGCATTTGACTTTGCCTCTCTATATCCATCTATTATGAGACAATTTAATATTTCCCCCGAATCCTATGTTGAACAAATACCACAAGCAGATATTAACGAAAGACGAAAAGATGAGTCGGTAATCGTTTGTGAGAATGGTGTAGTCTTTAAGAAAGAAGACTCTATTCTTAAGAAAATTCTGAGTGATTTATATGCTCAACGTAAAGACTATAAAAAGACCTCATACTCATATTATGAGAAGGCACACGAAATTGAAAAAAAATTTAAACTGTAAATTACCAATACCCTCAACCACTAACCGATATATAAATTACTAAAATAAACTAACTGTATGAATAAGAACATTTTTGCACCAAGGGTTAATATCCTACCATACGAATATCCACAACTATTAGCTTATAAAGACGCTATTAGACACTCATACTGGATCCACACTGAATTTAATTTTACCACAGATATTGACGACTTCAAGACAAAAATTTCTAAACAAGAGAGAGAAGTAATTAAGAGAGCGATGTTAGCTATTGCTCAAATTGAAGTTAATGTTAAAACTTTTTGGGCAGATCTTTATAAAAGAATGCCAATCACCGAAGTAGGTGATGTTGGTATGACATTTGCAGAGTCTGAAGTAAGACACAAAGATGCATACGCTCAATTACTTAGAGTTTTAGGTTTGGAAAAAGAATTCCAAAATGTTGTAGAAATTCCAGCTATCAAAGACAGGATAGCTTATTTAAGAAAGTATTTAGACGGTACAAGAAGTAGAGATGATAAAATGTACACCAAATCAGTACTTCTATTTTCATTATTTATTGAACATGTAAGTTTATTTAGCCAATTCTTAATTATGATGTCTTTCAACAAAGAGAAAAACCTATTCAAAGGTATCTCAAATGTAGTTGAGGCAACATCTAAAGAAGAAGAAATTCACGGTAATTTTGGATCTGAAATAATCAATATAATTAAAGCAGAGAACCCTGAATGGTTTGATGAAGAGTTTGAAGAACTTATTGATTCTGCGTGTAGAAAGGCATATGAAGCCGAAGTTAAAATCCTTGATTGGATCTTTGAAAAAGGAGAGCTTGACTTTCTTTCTAAGGATACCATTAAGAATTTTATACAAAACAGATTTAATAATTCACTAACTCGTATTGGAATGAAACCAATATTTGATGTTGATTTCACCGAACTAGAAAAAACACTATGGTTCGATGTAGAAATCACAGCTACTAAAGAGGGTGATTTTTTCTATAAAAAGCAGGTTGACTATAACAAGAAGAGCAAGTCAATTACCGAAGACGATTTATTTTAATTAACAAAAATATTTAACACACAACATGGAAAAAGCCAGTGAAGTTCTTGCTGAAAAAGAGCAAGATTTACAAACTCCGCGCGCGGAGAACAGAGAAGAAAATTTAATAAATACCAGAGAAAAATATTACTGGCTAAATGATGAAAGTAGATTATTTTTATCAAGAGGTTATATTACAGAATCTCCAGAACAAAGAATTAAAGACATTGCAAATGTCGCAGAAAAGTATTTAAAGATTGAAGGTTTTGCAAAGAAGTTTGAAGACTACATGGCAAGAGGCTTTTATAGCATGTCTACTCCGGTTTGGATTAACTTTGGAAAGGACAAAGGACTTCCAATCAGTTGTTATGGTTCAAATGTTGATGACACATTAGATAGTATCTTGAACGGAAGTAGAGAAATTGGAATGATGTCAAAATATGGCGGAGGAACCTCAATTTTCTTAGGTAATATTAGAGAAAGAGGTGCTACTATTTCTACAGGTGGAACAGCAGATGGTCCAGTTCACTACGCAAGAATGTATGACACTACAGTTGATGTGTGTAAACAATCAGAAGCTAGACGTGGTGCATGTGCAGCATGGTTACCAATTGAACACCCAGATGCATCTGAATTCTTAGATATGGGAACAGAAGGTAATCCAATTCAAAATCTTCAATATGGTATTACAGTAACTGACCAATGGCTAGAAGAAATGAAAGCCGGAGATGCTGACAAGCGTAAATTATGGGCTAAAGTTATCCAAAGACGTAACGAGTTTGGTTTTCCATACATTATGTTTAAAGATACTACAAATAACAATTCACCATATAAAGATCTAGGTCTTGAAATCACAGCATCTAATTTATGTAGTGAGATTCAATTACCAACAGATTCATTCAATTCATTTGTGTGTTGTTTAGGTTCTATTAATCTTCTACATTGGGATGAATTAAAAGACACTGACGCAATCGAGACTTATACTCTATTCTTAAACGCAGTTATGGACGAATTCGTTAAGAAGTCATATAATATGCCAGGAATGTCAAGAGCACACCGTTTTGCAGAACAACACAGAGCATTAGGCGTTGGTGTTTTAGGTTACCATTCTTTATTCCAATCTAAATTGATTGAATTTGAATCTTTGGAAGCAAAACAATTAAACTACCAGATATTTAAAACTCTTAAAGAAAAAACTGATGCAGCTTCCATGTGGCTCCACGACGAAAAAGGATATAGATC